CACTGTCGACCGAGAACACCTTCTGCAGGTCTTGGATCACCTGCCGCGCGCTGGTGTTGGTCGTGATGCAGAAGCCGGGGAAGGCGGTCGGGTCGACGTTCGAGATCGCGTCGAACTGGCCGTCTTGCAGGCCCGCCTGATAGCAGACGTCGGTGATCACCTCGACCAGGCTGGTGGTGCCCAGCGGCGTGCGCTGGACCTCCACCGTCATGCGCGGCACCGCGTTGCCGAAGTCCATCAGCTGCAGGTTCGTCATCACGAAATAGGCGCAGCCCCGGAACGACGGCACCATGCCGTTGCCGAGGTAGCCTTCCAGCAGCGAGTTGCAGACCTGGAGCTCGTCGCCGAGGTAAATCTCCATCAGGTCGAAACGGTTGACTTGGCTTTCGTAGGTGTCTTCGTTGTTCAGCCCGGAATAAAGCTGGTCGATCACCGCGACGACGCCGTCGTAGTCGGGATAGAGGATGGCGCCGTAGATGCCCGCCGTGTCGTCGATCGGGTGCGCCATGATGTAGGTCACGGCTTGGCTCGGCGAGGTCAGCGTGACCTCGGTCGTGGCGTAATTGTTGAACGCGAACACGAAGGCGGAGGCCGCCGCATAATCGAGCGGCACGCCCTGCTCGTCGATCAGATAGGTCGCCTCCGACTGATATGCCGCGTCGAAGATCGCCTGGGAATTGGCGGCCACGACGGGATCGACGTAGACCAGCTTCTGGTTGGCCCAAATGTGGTTTATCCGGTACACCGGCCCGCCGCAGATGCCCCACGCGCCGTCGATCGAATAAGTGAAGGTGTACGTCTTGGCGGTGTTGCCGCCGAACAGCCCCTTGCCGCCGCCCTTCTTGCTGGCCTGATGGGTGTGCATCGTCTCGATCAGCGGCGAGGCGAAGATCATCTGCGCCGGCACCTTGATCGTGCCCCAGACGCGCGGGATGATGGTCCCCGGCGCGACCGGAGTGACGTTAATGTCACTTAGGCGCGAGCCGTATTGGTCCTTCGGCTTCGGCGTGAACAACGCCTGCAGAAGGATGCCGCCGAGCCCTATGACCAGCGATATGAGGATCGTGGCCATTACGTGTACGTCTCCTCTGTGCCGGCCAGGGTATAGAGACAGTGGAACTTCTTCATCCACATGCTGTTCATACTCTGCTCGACCACTTTCATGTATTTCGAGTAGGAGTGGATTACGGTCAGCCGGCCGTGCTGCCCGCCGATGAACGCGAAATGCTGCGGCTCGGCGCGGTTCCAGCCCCAGAACACGCCGATGTCGCCGGGGATCAGCGGCTCTTGCCTGAGCGGCTTCCAGCAATGCTTGTTCATCGGATCGAGGATCATCGCCCGCTGCGGCATGGTCGAGTAGCCGAGCGAGACCTCGACGTGATGGCCGAAGTCGTCGGAGACGCCGAACAGCAGGCCGGCGCAGTCGACCCCCTCCTTGCGGTTACGCCCCTGGTGGCGGTACGGCACGCCCACCCATGCCTGCGCCATCGCGACAATGTCGCGGCGCTTGAGCACGTAGTCGACGGGCAGGTCTTCGGGACGGGCCCTTACTTCGTGCTCTTCGGCGCGTAGCCTTGGCTGGAGATGTTGGGGGTCGCCAACGCCCGCTCTTCGGTCGGCATGTCCGGGAACGCGCGGTGATTGTCGAGATTGTTGAACTGCTGGCAGCTCAGCCTGATCTTGGCGCAGCCGACCGTGGCGGTGAACTCGTCGCCGGGCTGGATCGGGTTCGCCATCGCCTCCAGCATGAAAATGTAGGGGATGCTGCCGTCGATCACGCCCTTCGAATCGCGCACCGATCCGCTGTAGCCGGCGTTGTCGCCGGTGACGAACGTGATGGTGCCATACTGGAAATACTTGCTCGGGTAGGCGATCAGATTGTGCTGGAACGTCGCCGGGTTCAGCACCGTCCCCACCACCCCCGTCACGGTGCGGGCGAAGATCGCGGTCCACGTGACGCCGCCGTCGACGACGGTGTCGAACTCGGTGGTCGGCCACGTCGGCTCGGTCGCGCCCGACGTCCCGCTGCCGGTGTAGGCCGGCGGATCGGCGACGACGCCAGCGATGCCGCCCTGCGTCGAGTTGTATGGGCCGTAGCTGTCCTTGCCGCCCATCTTATATCTCGATCCCGAAAATATCCACGTCTTGGCCCCGGTACTGGAACTGGTTCAAGTTATCGAAGGCGGGTCCGACCGCGACCTGCGTATCGTCGTTGGGGCCAAGGTCGTCGTTGCCGGAGAGCCCCTGGCCGGGCTGGCTGATGGGCGTCTTGGTCGGATCGTAGCTCGCAGTGTAATTCGCCACGTACCAGAAGCCGTTCGGCGTAGTCGGCCGCACGATGTCGCCGACCCCGGCGTCGGTCAGCACGCCGTTCTGATAGGTCGTGTCCGGCCGCCAGACAGGTGCCGTTAATTTCACCTTGCAGCGGACGTCGCCGAGCGTCGCCATGCACTGCAGCGAGTAGAAATAGCCGAACGGGAGCTGCAGCTGCTCGAACAGGCTGCGCAGCTGCGTCGTCCACTGGCCGTCCTTGATGACGATCTCGCCGAGGATGCCGCCGCGCAGCGGCACGATCCCCCACTCCGGGTTGTACCGCGAAATCCAGAACACCTTCACCGCCGCGTTGTCCCACACCCCGGCGCGCAGGTCGGCGTCGGTGATGCTGGCGCTTTCGAGCACCTGGCATTCCATGTTGTCGACCGACAGGTTCGCCTTCGAGACGATCGCGCTCGGCGTGAAGCCGTTGGTCGGGCTGTACGTGTCGCCGTTCCAGTCGAACGGAATGTCGGAGGACGTGAAGGCGAACCGAGTCGCGTCCTTGCGCACGATCAGCCACGCGACGTCGATGCGCGCGCTGCTGCTGCGCAGCTCGTTGAACGGGGCGGACGTGATCTGTCGCATGGTCGCCTCAATCCGGGTCGCTGGCGCGGACTTCGATCAGCTTGACGCTGTTCGATCCGCCGACGCCGTAGTCTTGGATGGTGACCGGCAGAATGTCGGTGTCGAACCGGCACGGCATGAAGAAGAGGTAGCCGGCGGTGATCGTCTGGCCCGCGAGCGGCGCGGGATGGACGGTGATCGTGACGCCTTCGGTGGTCTCGCCGCCGGTGCCGTAACCGTTGGGGTAGCCCAGCGTCATCGCCGAACCGTCCGTGCTGACGTATTCGATCGAGACGTCCTGAGCGAGCGTCGTGTTGTTGTTCGGGCTCGTCCACCCGGAGGTGTAGCAGTTCAGGCCGACATAGAGCTTGAAGGCGTCGAACGTGCCGGCGGCTGCGGTCAGCGTGGCGTTGGCGAGGCCGCTCTCGTGCGTGATCGGAACGCCCTCGAAGGTCTGCGTATAATATAAGGCGAGTAGAACGTGACGATGCCGGTCGTCTTGCCGACCGACCAATTGGTGACTCGGTTGCCGTTGATGGCGACCAGCAGCGTGCCGGGCTGCGGGCAAGTGATCGTGCGTATCTGCGACTGCGTCGCCGAATTGTAGGTCTTGATCAGCTGGAACGCCAACGTCAGCCCGTCGCCGGTGGCGATGAACTGGTCGAGCATCGTGATGGCTGGCGCGGCGCGCGCCTCGTAGGCGGTCGGGATCGAGGACGTGAAGTCGATGTTGTCTTGGTAGCAGAAGGCATATAACCGGCCGCGCATCGCCCGGAAGAACTGGATCAGCTTGAGCAGCTGTTCCATCGTGCGCACGCCGTAGGCGACGTCGTACTCCATCAGCGGCGAGTCCCAGCGCCCGACGCGCTGATCGTCGCCCGAGTCGACGACGATGACGTCGGTGGCGAACCGGGTCGAACCGACCGAGTCGTAGCTGATGTCGTAGGGAAACACGTCTTCGAGGACCATGGGAATGAACTCATAACTAGCAGAGCGGGCCGCCAGGATGTTCGCCCAGCACTGGGTTATTCGCGGCGGCACCGGCGGATGGTAGGCGAGCACCTCGAGGTGCAGCTGCGTCACCCTGCGCTTCGGGGGTGCGATTCAACGTTGTGGGGATTAGACTGGCGATTCGGCAACCGGAGGACTTGCACCCATGGCGTCGGTGAAACTCAGCGACGAAGCGCTTTTTGGCGTTTTTCCAATC